CTAGTCCAGGGGGATTTATTCATTATCGGGGCTATGTCGCTGCCGCCGATTGCGTGAGATCTCTGAGCATGCCACTCAGTAGATCCTGCCGGGTGTGTGCCGATTAGAGTGCCGCCTAGTTTGGCGATTGTCTTGTTTACTGTGATCATGTTTTGGAGCATAGCAAAGCAGCGCGACATAATTGCAGTTATTGTTTAGGCATGAACTCAGAACAAGCCCTAACTGCACTCGCAGAAGGCATTAGAAAGACCGGGGCAACTGCCTGCCAAACTTCCGACCCTGACGCTTGGTTTCCAGAAGGAGGCGTTCCAAATACTAGCCTTAGGTCTGCGATTAGTCTCTGTAAGATCTGCCCTGTTAGGTCGCTGTGTCTAGAGTTTGCTCTAGTGAATGATGAGAAGCATGGTATCTGGGGTGGCGTGAACACTAGGCAACGCGCTAGAATGCGTAACGCTCAAGGCTAGTGTAAAAAGTAGTCCGAGAAGGGTGTAAAAAGTAGTTAAAAGACAACCGCCCCACCTTCTCAATAAAGAGAAAACAGGGCGGTGTTAATACTTTTATTTTAGCAGCTAAACGCCTGGAATGTGTGGAGGCTCTATTCCCTCGGTTACATCTTCGTATTCCTCAGGGTTGTTTACTTCAGTGTTCTTTACTGCCATTACTGAAGCAAAGAATGCTAAGGCTGCTGCAACGCTGCTAAGTATCTGCTGCGATTGCTCTCCTGTTACTATGCCGGCGATTACTAGAAGCGGCACTAGTCCTGCTACTGCTGCATAGATTGCTTTCCTGATTTGGGGGTTGAATCTCATTTTGCGTACCTTTCAAGTAGGGCCAGTGGGTCGAATGTTTGACCGTAGAAGATGTGCTTAGGGGTATCTCCGTAGGTTAGGTGAAGATGACTGCCGCGCGATGCGCTGCCAGTGTTGCCAACTGCCGCAAACCACTTGTTACCTTCCCAGATTTTAGTGCCGACCTTATGCTTGCTCTTTACCTTCAAGTGAGCGAAGCCTAGATACATAGGCATGTCTTTACCATCATGCCAGAAGCGTAGGACTAAGCAGTGACCTAGAACATCGCTCCAAGTGTTTACTACTATTGTGCCTGTCTCCGGAGCTGTGATCCAAGCGCCTGTCGCTGCGGCAAAGTCTAAGCCTCGATGCGGACTAGCCCTGTTAGCTGTAGCCCCGTAGAGTGCTGTGATGCTTGCTTTAGGAAGTGGGTATCTCAAATTAGTACCTGAGAAACAACCGTCACAGCGAAAGCGGTAAGAGCAGCAGAAGCGAAAGCAGTAATCCAAGCGTTCTTCCAGCGAGCCTTTTCTAGCTCTCTGATTCTGTCCTCGTGATCTTGCAGCATCTTGAACCCGGCTTTTACGTCTGCCATGTCACCTACTAGCTTTAGTAGTAGCTGCTGCTGAGTGCTGCTTCTAGGTATCTGCTCTGACATTAGCTAACGAACTAACCCGGCTACTAGTGCATTTACTTCTAGCTCAGTAAGCCCTAACTCAATTAGCTTTGCTCTGGCGTTAGCCGGTGCATCTCTGCGCGCTAATTCGTCTGCTGTCATTTTGCGGACTGTCCAGCTTTGAGTCATTACGCCGTCTACCTCTACCGGAAAACCTTCAACCACTACTTTATCCTTGCCTGGGATTGGGCGATTTGTTTCAGTGACTGATTGCCAACCAACTGGAAGCGTGTTGCCCTCTACAAAGTTAGGTGAGATTAGGTGAATGTCACCTATGTGTCGAGGGTATTCGTTTTTCGCGTTTATGTATAGCATTCTTGCCTTTCTAAATTTCTACAAAGTGTGAGGTTAGTGAGCTAGTTGCCGCTGTTAAGGTGCTGGTTTCTGGGGTAAGTGAGCTAGTTGCGCCTGTTAGTGAGCTAGTTGCCGCTGTCAAAAAGCCATTTGCAGAAGTTAGGCTTGATGCTGCATAAACTATGTCAACACCGTCTAATTCGTAAGTACCAGTCAGTGAACCGTCACTAGGAAGCTTGGCTATTATGAAATCACGTACGCCTGATCCAGTTGAATCTGTGTAGCCAACGATGTAAAGATTATCTAATGCGTCTAGTTTTATTGAAAATGGAAAGTCTCTGCCGCTGCCACCTAGAAGGCGCTGCCACTGTACTGTGCCGGAACTGTTGTATTTAGCAATCAAGAAGTCAAAATCGCCTGCGCCTGCTGAATATGAGAAACCTGCGACATAGATATTGCCGACTGAATCCACTGCAACCGCATTTCCGTAGTCTGTACCAGTACCACCTAGCAATCTTTGCCACTGTACTGTGCCCGAACTGTTGTATTTGACTAGCAGAAAATCATTTGACCCTGCGCCCGCTGAACTGGAAGGGCCGAAAGCATAAACATTGTCTGACGAATCAATCGCAACCGAATGCCCTAGGTCTTGCCCGGTACCACCTAACACACGCTGCCATTGAATCGTGCCCGAACTGTTGTATTTGACTAGCAGAAAATCATTTGACCCTGCGCCTGCTGACCCTGTAAAACCAAGCATGTAAACATTGTCTGACGAATCTATTGCTATTGCATAACCTTCTTCGCCGCTGGAACCACCCAAAATTCTCTGCCATTGAATAGTGCCCGAACTGTTGTATTTTGCTAAAAGAAAATCATCGTTTCCCTGGCCCTCTGATTGTGTCCTGCCAGCCAAATAGATATTGTCATTAGAATCAATCGCAACTCCAAAACCACGGTCGTCTCCACTGGAACTGCCAAGTATTCTCTGCCATTGAACTGCCCCTGAAGTGTTGTATTTAGCCAAAAAGAGATCTCTAAAACTAACCTTAGGTGAAAGAGTCAAGCCGCAAACATAAACATTATCAGAAGAATCTATTGCTATTGCATAACCTTCTTCGCCGCTGGAACCACCAAGAACACGTTGCCACTGTACTTCCCCGGCAGGGTTTTGCTTCAGGATAAGAATGTCATTTGAGCCTGCCCCAGTTGATGCAGTCCAGCCTAAAGAGTAAGAGTTTCCTGACGAATCAATCGCTACTGAGTGAGCTTCGTCATTACTTGATCCACCTAGTGTTGCTATCCAATAACTAATTCCTCCCGCTCCTGAAGCAGCCCAGAAGCCTAATCTAATTAGGCTCATGCGAGATCGCCAATTAGGTAATAACTGTTAGCCGCTTTCTTAGTCAGGCTTGCTCCTGTAAACTGACCGCCTGTAAGCAGGGCAGCATCTTTAGAGTTCAGAGTCACGCCTGCGCCTGCTGCGAAAGTAATAGCGCCTGCTGCGTTCTGTACAAAGTTTATTGTTTCACCTACTGCAAGCTCATCATCTACTGTGATTGTGATTGCTGCGGTTGCATAGATAAAGCTGTTCGCATCTCCGGCTACGATCGCCCTAGAAGTTCCCTGCTCGGTAACCGTAGTACCGGTGTCTGGGATAGAGATCGCATTCTCCCAGGCTGCTCCGGTGTACTTAGTCAGGTTGCTAGTCCCAGTAAGGTAAGCGAACTGCCCATTCACAGGGGCAGCGATAGCGGCTTCTCGAGCGGTTGCATCTGTAAAAACAGCGATAGCCTGCTGCATTAGATTTAGGTTCAGCTCGCTTGCTTGCAGTGGGTTTCCATTAGCGAAGATTTTATAAGTCATTTTATGCTTCTTTCCATAGGTCTAGTGTAGTGAGCCAAGTGTTCGAGTCAATGAAGTGACTCGCTTTTACGATGGTGTAGTAATCAAGAATCTCTAGAGTATCCTGCGAGAAATCCACTCCGATTAGTTCGCCGGGGAGTAGAAAAGCCGCTTCTGTTAGGTTGCCTTGTCTGTCTAGGGTTAGTGTTTCTACATTCTGCACTAGGTCAGTAGGCGACTGGTTGAACACTGCACTCGACCACCTTTCTAGTTCTTCTGCTGTTGTTGTATTTAGTGTTACGTCTTTTGCATAAGTGCCGTAAAGCGAAATAGAATCCGAGTTTTCTCTAATTACAAAGACGTCTGGATCTGATTTCAGTTCGACCCTTAGCGAGTTGAAAACCTCATCGCTGCTAGATAGTGTCCTGATGTTTGTCATGCATAAGTGATACAAAGTTTCGTGATTATTCCCGATTGTGTAAACTATCTGCCCCGAACCTAAGACGTCTATGCCGCCTAGCTCGGATTGCCCTAGCGTGAAGTAGCCGCCGCCTACCGGGAAATCTGGCAAGATGCTCGGGTCGGGTCTAGGAATAAAGACAAACTCCTGAGTGCTGCTGTCTATCCAAAACAGCCCTAGACCTACTTGTATAGCTTCCTCAATTAGAAGTTGAGGTATGACCTCGCTAAGGACTTCTGAGGGTATGCGCCCTGCTGAGGGCTTACTTAGCGCGCTAATGCTGCTGCCATAGTCGTTGGCTATTATCTCTAGCTGCTCTAGCGGTGAAACGTAGCCCTCGGCGTTTGAGCTGTCGAACTCTACTAGTCGAGTGTTTAGAAGCTGCTTCATAGTGTCGTAGGCGATTACTTGCAGTAGGTTCTTACCGTCTATTGTGTAAGTGCCCCCAATGCTGTCAATGATTCCGCTCCAGATAGTGACGTCTACTAAATCTTTTTCTAATCTAACTCTGACCGGGACGCCGGGGCGAAATGATGAGTTAGTAGAAGGGTCGTATTCGTAGGTCTGCAAAGTTAGGCGCGCTGCCGCTGGCTGTGGCTGGAAGTAAAGCTGATCTTGTATTGCTCCGCCGTTTTCTAGGTTAGCTAGGTTTACGCTGCAAGATAAGTTCTGCCAAGTAAATGCCTGTTCACCGCCGCCGCCAAGAATGTTAGCTCCGCCTAGCAAGCTCTGATTTAGGATAAATAGGTTGCCGCTAGAAAGAACTCTGGCGCTGCCTAGTGTGCTAACGCCAACTATAAAAGCATTCTCTGAGGTGTCCGGGAGAAAGAACTCAACCTTAAGATCGCTAGTTATGTCGAAATTAGCTATTGAGGTCATCGGAGAAGATTTCTACTGCCCTGAGTTTTGAGTGTGTTGTTTATCTCGTTGATGATCTGTTGCCCGTCTACGTTAGCCCGGTTGATGTTTATAGTGATGGCGTTGCCGAACTGATCAAAGCGACCCCTGCCGCCCTGAGAGATGCTTCCCTGCCTAGCAAACTCTCCGCCGCCTGCTTGCATGTCTGGGGCAAACTTGATTTGATCTGCTGCTTGAGTTGCCTTATTGCGAGCGCCTAGGAGCTGTTGTATTCCTGCAAGCTTTTGCCCGGTGTTGCTCTTGTAGCGAGCATCTGGTCCACCAAGTAGTAGGTCTAGCCCCTCAAAAGTTTCTTGAGCAAAGACGCTTAGGAATGTGAGCGCCTTGATTGCCTGGACTACTCCATCACCTAGCCAGTTGAAGATCTGATCTGAAGTCACTTTGCCGGAAGCTATGCCAAAGGTCTGCGCGAATACATCTATTGCATCACCTATGTACTTCATTTGTAGCTGTGCTTCGCCTGCCGGGTCTATGATTGCTGCCCAAAAGTCTTGCACTGCCGGGATAACTGTTTCAAGAATAAAGCTTTGAAAGTCTTGCATTATAGGCATAAACTTCTCGCCTATTTCTGCGCGAGTGTTCTCTATCTCTGCCTTTAGTATTCTCTGCTGATTGGCTAGTCCGTCTGAGGTGTTTGCAAAGTCTCCGGTCACGCCTGTAGTTTCTTGCATTAGCAAGCTATAGCGCGCTGTGACCTTCTCTGCCTCGGTCATTTCGCCCGTGCCGTCTGTGATTCCCTTTTCTAAAGCGTGAGCTTCTACTGCTGCCGCGCTTAGGTCTATGCCGTACATTCTTAGCGGCTCTGATTGCCCTGCTAGTCCAGACTGAAATTTAGCTAGTGCATCTCCTACGTCAAGATTAAATACTGAAGCAAAGTCTGCTCCGCGCTGAGAGATCTCATCGACGACCTCGACAATGTTTCCGCCTTCTCCTGCAATAGTTCCGGCAAAGCTTGAGAATTGAGTAGCGATTCCAAACAGCTCTGTCTTAGAAAGTCCTAGCCCTCGAGCTGCATTCTCACCTAGCTCTAGAATGCCTGCTGCTGCATCTCCAAAAGATACATCTACCGCGTTAGTTGCTTCTGAGAGATCGCTAGCTGCGTCTATAGCTTTCTTGATTTGTGTTACTGCAATT